CTGGTAGTAGTAGCACTTAATTCAACCTCGTCTACTGCGGCTTCTTCAGCTACAGGTGCAGCCTCCTCAACAGGAGCGATACCTAGACCTAGCTCAGACTCTAGGTCAGAGACCTCGCCCTCTATGGTTTCGACTTCTTCTGGGGTAGGTTCTTGTTGTCGGGATACTTCTTCTTCCACCTCTTGTATATCTTCGGGTAGTTGATTTTCAGAAATGTCTCCTGGGCTTTGCTCTTGAACGGCATCTGGCTCTAATGTTTGTTTAACTAACTCAACGACCTCAACATCATTACGCACAGCATAGCCCTGCTTCTCTAGCTTAGCTTTCTGCTGTGGTGTCATGTCCGTGATATGCTCCACGAATTCAGTACGCGTCATAAACTTCTTACCCACCTTATACAGTGGTACATCTGGCTTCCTCAGTAGCTCAGGAACTAAGTCGTCAATCTTAACACCGTCCTTAACTATCTTCTTGGTCAATCCTATCTGACCAATCTCTTTATTTATCTGTGATATCTCACTAGAGAACGCCTCCTTATTGGCGCTAGACAACTGCTTCTTCGCCTCCTCCAAAGCCATCAGTCTCGATACCACCTCAGGCGATGACGTACGTGAACGCTTCGGTCCCACACCCAATGTCTTCAGCGCGTCACGTCGGGCACCTACGTTCTCTAGGATACGCTGCTCTGTCTCTACGTCTATCTTACCCAGCTTCCGCATATTGGTAGCCCAGTCATTGATGCGTTGGTCAGAGGCTTTCTCCCCCGCGATATAGTTTATGTCCGTCAGCTGATGCGCTACCGATAGGTCCGTTCTGTTTCGTGTCTGACTGTATATATTAATGAACGCGTTAGGAGCATTATTCCCTAGACCACCGATAGATTCAGCGGCTATCTCCTTCCAGTTTATCTCCTGTCCAGAGAACACCTGAGCCGCAAGCTCACCTGTACCCTCTACCACGGGGTCAAATATCATACGCTCTGCTAACTGAGTGGCTGACCTAGTTAAAGTGGAAGCAAGACCTGAGGTAGAAAGCATCCTGCCAGCAGCAGCTCCACCAACTATATTGAAAGCACCAATAGTAACTCCGCGTATAGCACCTACACGACGGCCCTCAGCCATAACCTCCTCGTTATTAAGGGCCTCTAACACCTGTGAAGGGTCGGATATATTGTACCCTCCCTCACGCATAGAGTCTAGTATAGCGTTAGTGTACTCAAGGGCAGCTCCAGCCGCCGCCTGTCCCGCCAAGAATCCTTTACCCGCTCCGATTAAAGCTCCAGCAGCAGCAGTAACAGGAGCCGCAGCACCCGCTATAGGGGCGCTGGCTGCGGCACCAGCGGCACCAGCTATAGCAGCGCCAGTAGCAGCGCCAGTAGCTACAGCAGCAGGTATAATCTTTATGCCCAACGGCAGTAGCATACTCAGAGACGAGGCCACGTAGTTAGAAGTAATCTCCAGTGGGTCATCGCTAAAAGCATCCCACCATTCCTTTACCCCAACCGAGTTATCGATACGTGACATAGCACGTGACTGCCCTGGCTTCATGTTGGACATACGCTCAGAGATAATAGCGGCTGCCTCCTGCTGATTCTCAGGCATCTTACCTGACATCTCATAAGCGAGCATAGCTTCGGCTGCCCACCCTGAGTTCCAAGCGTTCTCTACACCGTCTGTAAATCCCTGTAAGTTCTCCGTGAACTCAGCGTATACCTTCTCGTCGTGCTTAGCATCGAAGTATGTCTTTGCTTGGTCGTATTTAAACGCAGCTAACTCCTGAGATTGTTTAGCGGCATTGAACTGAGTGATTAGGTTGTTGGCGTAGTCCCTCTCCCTATCGTTCTTAGGCTCGTAGTTCACCAGCTCCTCAACAGGAATACCGAACGAAGCCATAGAGTTCTTTTGAATCGTGGCCTCCTCAGCGCGGGCCGATTGATTAATCTGTGCCGCCTGACCAGCTATGTTATTCTGCCGCTCGTTGAGGTACACATCGAAGTCCTCACGCGCTGTCATAGCATCGTCATCCATCACCGCATCGAAGAGGGTGTCCTCGCGCTGCTCGATAGAATTTACGTAGCTCTCTACGTCCTCTCGCAACACACCGTTAGTGTAGTGCTGGCTGTATAGGGCCTTCTCTTCCTCGGTAAGAGATGCGAGCTCCGCGTTGTCGCTGTCCTCTAAGAAGATACGCTCATCACGTAGCGCCTCGTACTCCTGTAGTGACGCACGGTCAGAGACGTAGTCCCTATTTTTTTCACGATAAAAATGCTGCGCTTCAATTTCTACAGGGGCCACGTCCTTCCAGTTGCCCTCAGCAAAAGCATTGGCCTCCTCCTCGGTATCGAAAGTAAAGACCTCGCCTCGGCGCTCAGCTGTTTGGATAGCTTCGTCAGTACCCAATCGCATCCACGTCCTGCCGTCTGAGTTATAGTTGTCAGGGTTGATAGGAAATAAAGTAGGCGCCACCTTATACTTGCCGTCCTGTTCGTACGACATAAACTCCACCGTGGATTCACTACCGTCGTTATTACGCATAGCTTTCTCCCTCATATTCTGAGCGCGATAAGCTTGGTCTAAAAGGTTGTCGGTCTCTAGCTCTATAGGCGCCGTAGCATTGGCGTTCATAAACTGACGTAGCCGTTGCGACTCCTCCTCAGCTCCCGCATCAGTAAACGTATCGAGGTCCACGTCTATAGACGCACTGCCATCGGTAGTGGTAACGGTCATAGCGTCGCCGATACCTGTCTCGTTAAAAGTAAACCCGTACTTACCGAACTGCCCCCGCATATCAGGGACCACCTGCTCCTCCTCCTGGGCTATAAGACCAGGGGTTACAGCGGTAAGGGACTGAGAGAAGTCGGGAGTCTCAGTAGCTTCCTGAACGGATGGCTCCAAAGAACCATCGCCCAATGACGAATCCATAGCCTCGTCTTTTTTTTTTAAGCCCATCAAGGCTTGGTAGTCATCCATACTCTTGGAATAACCACCCGTCTGAAACAAGTCGTAAGAATCTTGAAGAGCTTGAGGGTTTGTATTGATAAGCTCCACAAACTCATCGAAAGATTTGGTGTAGCCCCCTGTCTTAAACAACTCGTACGAGTCCTTAACTGCTTGTTCGTTCATGACTATTGATTAATATCGACTTGTATCCCTATTACCGTTTGGGTTGGTCGTAGCTGGCGCTCCAGACGCGCCAGGCGCTCCGAACTGTCCTCGTCTAGCAGCCCTAACTGTTTCGTTATTGTAGGCATCAAATGTACCTGCATCAAATATAGAACGAAAGTCCTCCGTGGTAATAGCTCTACCAGATTTAGCCGCGTCAATCACCATCTTGTTTACCTCCTGCATTTTTGACTTAGGAACATCTCCATCATCAGGAATATATATAGGTTCAGTCATTACGCTAGGAACAAAGTACTCGATAGCATCATTGTCGTTTCCTAAAAACCCTTCACTACTAGGGATATCATTCTCATTTACAAATCGAATAGTGGACTGAAGGCCCGCTGTAGACAAGGCTGACTGAGCTGCGGGTGCCATGACGGAGAACTCAGGGTCCTCAGGGTTCTCCCCTAGCGCCTCAGTGTACGCATTACGTGGAGACTTCTTAGTCTTACCAACTACCTCATCGTATCCAGAAATCTGTGTAGGCGCGTCAGTAATTCCAGCCCTCGTACCAGCGAAATCCTTATTCACCATAGTGGATGAGGGGTCGCCTCCACCTGAACGCTCCATCACCTCAGTCACATCGCTTACCCCATGAACAGTATTACCCAGCTCAGCCCACTGCTGAAGAGTTACATCCTCTGGTAGGTTGATTGTACGAGAGGTGCCGTTACTATAGGTAACGGTGTACTGTCCGTCGGTTGTAAAGTCAAGGTCTCTTATATCCCTACTTACCGCACCTGGTTCGCTCAACGCTTTGTCAGCAGCCATCTGCCGCTCTTCAGCGCTGGTCGCGTTAAAGATTTGATTCCATGAACCGACCGCCTGTTCCTCAATTCTTTCTTTACCTGAACGAGACTCAGCTTGAGCGCTCTTCTCCCACCACTTCTCAGGGCGGGCTGTCTCTTTCTCGTCGAGCATACCACGTAAGCGATTGGTCACCGTCTCCTTAGCCATATCCATCTGGCTCTCTCGGTTGGCGTTAATCTTATCAGCCATCTCCTGTGTGACAGGGGGGACAGCGTCGAGGTTAGCTTTAATCTCTACATCAAAACCTGGCATGGGTGGTCCCGCACTGGGTTGAGATGGGTTGTCTATCAATAATATTTTAGAGGGGTCGTTAGCCGCTTCCTCAAAATCAGAAGTAAATCCAAACGGGGTGCCCTCATCATTAACCTTACGGTTCATTGTTAAGATTGAGCTTACGTTAGTAGGGATAGACAACTGTTCATTGACTAGGTCACGCTCCATATTAAGGTACTCAGGGCTGTTCATAGCAGACTCAAGAGTCTTTACGTTACCCTTCATCATCACCTTAACCTTAGACCCTAGGTTGTCCACGCTAGAAGCTAAGGCTCCCTCCATATCGAAGGCATCGTAATTGGCCTTCATACGCATCTTAAGGGCGTTAACCCTTAACCTATCGTTAGGGCTAGTAGACATCTCCTGCACACCCGTGTCAGGATTGGTTATCATTTTAGCTGCGCTTACCTGCCCGTTAGCGGGGTCAATAAAAAGGCTTGTGCTGCTAAAGTTACCGAAGCCCTCTGATGTAGCCATTAGGTATTGCTCAAGAGGTTGAGACTCACCGTTCTTAGCTCGCTCCATCTTCTCCCCGTATACCGTTTGGTATTCCTTCGCCATACTAAACGCATCCTTAGTTCCCTGCTCTAGGTTGGCTCTGATATTGGTGTAGTCACTGACATTCATCTGCCCCGACTTCAGGAGGTTCTCCGTGATAAGGGCGTACTCAGACAGGTCGTTAGAGTACTTAGTTACATAGCGGTTGGCGTCCTGGTTCTCCCCTAGTGGCGGACTAGCAAACATCTCGGCCTGCTCTCTAGCTTTCTGGTCTAGGTCAGCCTTCATACCGTCCCGTATACCACGCTCAGTGGCAATCATCTTGGACATATCGGCGCCAACTTTCCCCCAATCTACTTGAGTAGCAGCACTCCTCTGAGCTCTCTTATAGTATGTCATTATCCGAAGGGGTTCATGTTGTAAAATTGATTCTGAGGCATACCAGTTACTTGAGTCCCAAGATTAGTTTGCTGTCCCTGTACGCCAGGCATAGTCACAACTCCTGGTTGAGCCTGTGGCATAGCGTAGTTAAAGCTATTAGAGCGAGCCATGCCCTTCATTGCCTTAGGGTCTAAGCCACCGATAAAGGAGCCGTACTGCTGGTCATTCATACCACCGACAGACGAGAAGTCTACGCCCCCAATGGTGCCCTGTTGAGCGAGGGACTTTCTATAGTCAGCCGCCGTAGCCCCTTGGTTGTTTTGCATAAATAGCTTCTGCATCTTAGCGTCGTTCCTTACGTTGGCTGTCTTCGCGTATAGCGGCGCCATCTCCATACCTTGCTGTGCCACGCTAGCTACGCCTGCCACACCTGCTTGTATGTTAGCGGCTCTAGCCTGCTCAGCAGCAGCGGCTGCTTGTTGAGCTCCCTCTACCTCCGCCAGGTCAAGCTGCGTATTGGCGTCACGTAGGTATTGGTTCTCTCCTATTATAGCATCCTCTATAGCCGTCATCTCCTGACCCATAGCCGTGCGTACACCCGCCTGCTGTTGTGCGTTTTGCATAGCGATACGCCCAGCGCCAGCACCAGCCCCGCGCGGGTCGGCCTCACGAGCAGCTTGCATAGCGTCGGCAGCAACGACGTTATTTGCCTCGTTCATAAGCTCATATGGCTCCTTCTTGATAGACTTAGCCTCAGCATAGTTAACGTCCAAACGCTTCCGCGCTTCAGCCATAGCTTTAGCTGCGTCAGCCTCTGCTTTAACCTGTAGCTTCCGTTGTTTATTCGCCTGTACAAACGACGCCGTAGAGGTAGCCACTCCGATAGCTAGTGATGCAATTATTCCTGACATAGTAGTCTCTTGTTTAGTATGATATGCTCAGGTAGAGTACGGTAATCAGTAGTGTACACATCTTCCTCAGCTTCCTCAATGGTTTGTTTGTCGGTCCTATATACGCAGGTCCACGTGCAGTCCTCGTGCATATAAGCCACGCGCTGAGTACCCGTCTCAGTCATCACCGTCATCGGTGCTTGGATTCTCTTTACCTCACCCGTATCCATAAGCACTGACATATCGCCAGATAAGAAGAACGAAGGGTGGTCCTGCTTGTGGATGTAACTGATAACGAGCGAGCCCTTAGGCATAAAGATTTCCCTGGTATATAAGCCGTCCTTTAGGTGATGCTTCAATGGCATAGTCTCCTCCATCTCTTTAGTATGGTGAATGACGGCGCCCTCATGAGCCATTATCTGCTGGGTAAACTCCTCTATGTTCTCCCACAACAAACCCCTATCCTCATGGATGTGAGATAGTACAGACTCTGGTCCGTTCTTTAATGTTTGTGGTATACCCATACTAATTCAAAGGTAAGAATTTCACGGGAAGGATTTCATGACCTCTGACTTAACAGCGAATAGCTCTACAGCCTCGGTGTCGTCATTGGTTAAAGTGAATACACAGTAGTGACCGAGCACCCCGTGAGACTCAGCTACCTGGTTCTTTACATACAGGATAAAACTCACGTCAGGTACCACTACCGTACCACTAACCACAAGGTTATTGATTCCGTTAGGGAGGTCCACGTTGATAGACTGTACCGTACCCACAAACACGGGAGTTATGGTAGCTCCTGGGGCTGCGTAATAGATAGCGTCACCGCCTTGACCTGTTGATGGGTCAGCACCAGTAATCATAGTGCCTATACTCGTGGTCAAAGGGAAGTTGATGGTAGTGGTAGTCGCTCCCGTTACAGTAGTTAAACTGTTGCCTATTCCATTGACAGAGCGCAGGTCGTAGTTAGCGAAGTCAGCACCTGTTGTACCAGAGCCAGCGCTGTTACGGATAAACGCAAACCAGTCTGACTCCTTCTGCTTAAAGAAAGCCTTCTCAATAACACCTGGTGTCTGTAGTTCAGTAACCAGCTCAGCCTTCCACGCGTGGTCTCCCTCGTAAGCTATTGTCTTAAACAACTTATTCATAATAGGCTCGGCGTTAAAGACGCTCTCCATTTTAGATGAGTCCTGACGACCGTAGAAATTATTACGTAACTCGTTGGTGTTGTGCTGCCATAAGTTACCCCCACTAAAAGTGTACAGGTACTGGTTCATACCCTGAATCCACTCAGGGATATAAGAATAAAATGAAGGCCACCCTTGGGCGGGCGGGCTAAAAGTTAAAGTGTAGTTTCCTTCAGGTACAGGCATAGCTTATTTTTTAGCAAGCAAGAAGATTTGTGATAACGCCGTTCGCTACGGTCATAACATAAGTAGTAGCTGTACTATCTGTTACTTTATAATCTCCCGCTGGCAATATATTCTGTCCGTTTACATCTAAAAATACCCAGTCGTGAACCGATAGTGCACCAGGAGTGTTTTTAACAGTAGCTTGATAGAACGTCTGGTCTTCAGTAGAGTTGCAATCGCCCCCTACTAGAGACGAACTAAACGAAGGAAGGGCGGCAGGGCACGCTACTTTAACGCCCCACGAGGCAGACTTACAGTAACTAACCACGGTAAGCTGGAGGGTAGAAGGGCTAACCGCTAGCTTAGGTATTACCATATAGCAGCTCTTAGGGTCTTGAGTACTAAAACTTACATCGCCACCTACTATAGTGACTACCGAGGAGGACCCTGTAGCAGCGAAAGCCCCGCCTGAGTAAACGTATTCAGGTAATGTGTATGGACTTCCCGTTGTAATAGTGCTAGCGCAAACACCTGATGTAGAATCACCGAGGTATGTAACACCATCAGTTGTGGATGTTTTATGGTATCCGTCCACCTCTGAGCTAAAAGCGTTATACGTAACCCCGTTATACACCGCGTACATACCGTCAGGGATATCTCCAGGGACGTACTTAATAACAATAGCTCCCGTGCTTTCCCCTAGGTTGGTAGTAATATTGTAGACCCCCTCGGTTCCTCGATGTGTTATCTCGACGCCATCACATTCAGAGACACACGAGGGGCACGCTGTCTCAGGGCCAAGCGTGCAGGTAGCGTTGTCTAAATACCTGACGATAACACCGTCGGAGTAGTGCCCTGTAGGAGCACAAGTGGTTAGCTGCACGTCAGTAAAGACACCCGTTGATGTAGCGAGTGTCGTGCCGTTTAGAAAGTAGTTGCTTATTACGCCCATGATTTAAATTTAAGTACAGTCACATTCGGTTACGCTAATACTTACCGTAGCTACAACGCCAGTAGTTACAACAGGAAGGCTTCGGCTACACACAGAAGCGCTGCTTCGAGTTGTTATAGTTTGGTAGGCAGTCGCTCCACCAGCACACTCCGTATAGCTAACCACTACACTAGCTGACCCAGAGTTGGTAATGAGATACTCAGTGCAGGTACCTGAGCCACACTCGCAATCGCAGCACGCGTCCTGTGGTTTAGTACCGAAGCACAACGCAGTAGCTGTCACCTTCGTATAGTCCCAAATTAAATAGAGGTAGCTATCGTTAGAGTTAACCATATCAAACGATGCCGAGTACTGGTTAGGGGCAAGCGTCTCGTCAAGAGGTGTAGCAGAGGAAGCTGCACTAAGAAGAGACGAGATGTCAGCCTCGGTATTGTTGTATAACGTATTACTTCTCAAGTACTTAAACCCATCAGAATTGGTGTCAAAATCGTAGTCGTCAGGCTGTATCTTATTGGAGATAAGTTTTACAGAAGCCGTATCCGATGGGATGATATTAGCGCCCTGAGAACCTGTGATAATAGTGTACTGAGAGACTAACGGGAACTCAGCAGCCGAAGAAAACTCCATCTGTTCAGAGTGAAGGGCAGACTCAAATACTCCGCTGTCGTCAGTCCATCGATACTGATTATGGATAAATTTCTCGGCGTCACTAAGCACGGTCACACCCACCAGTATGATAGTAATGGGCACCTCGGTAGGGCACTTCACTGTTATACCTAAGGTAATTGGACTTGACCCGTTATTAACGAACTCTAAATCAAGTTGAGTAGCCGCGACGGAGTTTTTGTCTATCGTGAAACTTCCGTTGGTACTAGCATTACTCACTTGTGTTGTGTCGACTGAATTGTACGTAGATGTAATATCAAAAGTATCATCAGAACTAATCTGAAATACGGTATACGAAACAGTGACGTCACCCACCAGCTCACCCAGGTCGTAGCATAAATTAAGACCAGCGGTAGGGACTGTAATTCGTTCCGTGATACCACACTCAGCGCACTTAACGGTTAACGGCAGCCCTTGGGTATTGCTACTAAGAATATACTCGTTCATATAAGGGTCAAATCCCCCAATCTTTTGCGTATTAAAGCTGGAGATAAACAAGTCCCTAAACCAGCTGCGCATACCCGCCTCAGAGATAACCTCTAGGCTTTCGTTCTGCGCTGCCGAGCCCGTTAAATGGATGACGGCCCCTCGCTTGGCGTCAGTAAAATACTTATGCGGTCCCCACTCAGCGAAGCTCTCTGGGTTATTACTGATACCGAACTTCTCGACACGTGATATCTGAGTACCCAGCACCTCAGGTACGGAAGTAAGAGCGCCACCACCCGTGCTATCGGAGAGTAAGTTCTTACCCGCTAATACGTACGATATCTTATCCTCCTGAAGGGTAAGGATGTCAGTCTCTCTCGCAAAGAGTTTCTCTACAGGACCAAAGGATTCCTCTAGTGGTTTAAAATTGAGCAGACCTAAGTTAAACTCGTTGAGTTTATTGACGTTAGACTCGTTATTAAAGACACCGCTATACGTAAGGTCAGCAAAACGGTCAGCCTCCTTATAGTCCTGTGCGCTTACCGAGGTGACACGGTTACCTAAATTAATAGCCTTACCGATAATCGAGTCACGTACCTTATAACTTTCTACACCGTTACCAAAAGAGATACAGTTGAAGAACTTAAGGTCTATAAGAGCTGGAGTTGTATTGGATTGGTTCTGAGAGATACCACCTCCCGCATGGAACCCACCTGTAATAGGGTAGGACACACTCGACTCATACCATACGTCAGGTAAAGCGTCAGGGGGAAGCGTCTCAAACACAACAGTATCGTCAGCCCTGAATATATTCCACCTAGTACGAATCTGCGATTGCTTTTTGTCGCTACTTCCGCACGCCTCCGTTCCACGAGTAATCCATTTAATAACACTTCCGCCCGTAGGTTTATACCACGTGCACTTTAGGTCGTATACATTTTGGATATTAGTTGTCTGCCCTAAACCGTAGTTGTTAGCGGTAGTAGTGGTGACACCCTCATAATCAAAAGTCAACTCCTCCGTAGTGTCGCCGCCCACTTCCTGCGTTCCGTCGTTTAAAGTGGCTGAGATATTATCGCCCACAAACCACTCCACGATATCAGTGTAGTCCTGAGAAGCTACCCATATCTTATTTAACTTATATATCCTGCGGTTGCACCCGTTAGCTTGACCATCGCCTCTACCCCTTCGCTCAAATATCTGAGTTAAGTTAATCCTACTACCAACAGGGATGTCCATACTACTAGGGATACCTTCATAAACCTGCAAGGGAGCATCGTTGCTAGCGTTCGCCGTTGTAGTTTGCAGAGAGGGAGTGCCCGTGATAAACGAGTCCTCTGTAGTTACGACATTTATAGCCGCCGAGCCCACCTTCATATAGACTCCGCTAGGTATAGTGGATACACCTGTAACAGTAATAAAATCTTCTTCCTGCGCTTTCTTCTCTAACACAGTGATGTACTCACACGAGGAGATAGCATTGTCAACGTCACGCTTTACGATAAGCCTGTCCCCCGTCTCTACTTTCTGAGCGTTCTCCCCCTCCAGTAAGAAGTAGGTGTTGTTAGTAAGGTCCTCGTTGAAGAATATGCTAGAGTATACCGTCTCGTAGTTCTCTTGGTCAGGCTTGATAACAAACTTATATCGTGTAGCAAAAGCAGGGGGCAGCTGCTGCGTAGGTATAGTCGCCTTGATATAGTTCTGGTCAACAGAGTTAGCACACGGAACATGGATGGTATTGTTCGGACTAACCAAAGCCGTAGTAGCCCTGTTGTAATCGTCCATATACACAATACCTACCTCGTAATCACGGTTACTATGAAGGCTCGTAGGGTTGCTTACCGACCTGTACTCTAACTCGTTAATACTAATGTTGTAGTACTCAAATACATTTAAGCTGCTGAAGGCGTAGTTTTGATTATCTACAAAACGCATAGCAGGAAACTGAAAGCTAATTACGTTTCCGTTAATAGAGGTAACGATAGCCTGCTCTAACGCGTTGATACCACTAGAGTATTTATACGAAGGGTCAGGGTTGCCTCCCCCTATTGTAGGTGGTATAGCACAATTAAATCTATCGGTAAACGTAACCCCATCGCACGATGTTTCAGCAGGGTCTGCGGCGTAAACAGGCAGGATGTTGGTGTTGGTTCCTATCTTCTCCTGGAAGTCAGCGCTGTTAAACAAAGCGTCTAAACTATCGAAGTTCTGCTGTAACGTATAAGAAAAATTTACTGTCACCCCCGAAGTCTGAGCCTTACCTGCAACGTTAGCGGGAGCGGCAAAGCTCCATTGAGCGTGGTTAAGAGTAATACCAAAATCTATGACCGCGCCAGAAACAAACTCCGAGTTAAATATTACGGAGCTAAAATCTACATTGAGCACCCCGTTCGGTACGGTCTGCTGAGATTGGTCAGGGTCAATAGTGTATACACCGCTACTTGTAGTCGAGGCGTCAGTCAGGTCAAAGACGCCGCCTTCCCTAGATATACGTTCTACCTCGTACTCAAGTTTAATTGGGTAGCCGTTCTGACTTAGTAGATTGTACCCATCCACATAGTTGCCATACACCAAGCGGTTACCCATAACGGTTTGCGCCTTAGCAAATCGAGGTACGTTATCATACAGACGCAATATCTCAGACGACGGAAGTAATGTAAATATCTTATTGTTAGAGAAATTAAAGGTGACGTCCTGATTGTCACCGTACCCAAGGTCGGCTTTATTAAACTTCTCGATAACCTTGATGGTACTGCTGTTCATCTCCTTGAACAACAGGTCAATACCCACCACTAAAGGACCGCCTGAGTTAAAGGTAACAGCACAGGAGTTAGTAGAGTTAATCATACCCTCATTGAGGTAAGACTCCACACTTAAGTCATACCCGTTAGGGATAAAAGAGGGAGCCGTAAACTGAGAGGTAGCTGAGTACTCGTTGTCCTCGTACTTATAACGGTAAGCGAAACAGATAAACCGCTCCTCCATAAAGTTCTCCTCGGCAATACCAGGAGCCTGGAAGGGCAATATCGTAGGCGAGTTGATAGGTGGTCTCTTAATGACAAGGATAGACTCATCTGAGAACTGGTCTGTATACACGCCGCCAACCAGGTCAGGGTTAGTGTAGTCCTTATCCACGTTAATACGTCGAGGCGCGTTGAAGTCGTCAGTAAAGAACAGTAGGTTGTCTACCAGGTCAACGCCCGTGATGAGGTGCTTATCGTCAAAGTTCAACGTGGTCTTTGTGCCTGACCCGTCATTGATACTTATGACATGGTACACAAGGGACTCGGTGATGGTGTTGTACGAGACAATAAGGTCTAGCTTATTGGTGGGGTTGTTTATAGTTCCTGCCTCACCTGACGCCGTGTAATTAGAGTCATGGATAAACCAGTAGATAGTCTCGTTAGCTCCGTCAGCATACGAGCCAATACAACGCGCCGCTGCGCTTAATGAAGTGCCGTTGTATGTGGCAGATACATCGATAAACTTAAGTGTTGTAAGCCGCGTATTACCTTTGGTATTTTCTACTGAACCCACCTCGGAAGCCTCCGTAGAGCCCAATCGGATATTCAACGCGTCTATATACTCACCATTGGGAACGAGTCGCTCGTCCAATGATTTGTTCATACGACCCTGAACAAAGTTTCTTACAATATTTGCCATGTTACTTCAGCCACTTGTCCCGTCCCCTAAGATTCATAAGCAACCTACCTGGGTGGATATTACTAATTCTAATCTTAGCATTACGAAGCAATGCTGACTTGTTCTTCTTAGCGCGGTTGACCACGTACTCTTGAACGCCCAACTTAGAGTTGAGGATAGCGTACTGGATATACGCGTACACGTACTCCTCGAATAACTTGTTGACCATAACCTGGCTGTCGTCACCACCCATCATACCGTCAGAGACATACTCTAATACCACGGACTCACCTGATACGCCAGAGCTGAAGTTAATAACGCCTGACTGCTTATCTATAGCGAAGGTAGGGTTGGCGTTAGCTGTCTCTGTATTGAGCCCATAACGCCCCCCGATACCGTAGTCAAAGTACCATAGCCCGTCAACACACCAGCCCTCTGAGTTGTTGTACGCGCTGTTCTCGTTGAGGTAGATAGTCCGCTTAGAACCGCTAATCCTATCCATATCGATAGGTGAGTTCTCTGGCTTTAAGACGTTGCCCTGCTCATCGAATAAGATTCGCAGGTTGTTGTCCTGTAGGTAAGCACCACTCCAGTTAGTCTGGATGTTCTCACTCAAAGGATACAGCAATCCATTTCGGTACGTAGAGATACGCACCCAGTTGACGTAGTCCTGTGGCAATACAAAGCGCAGCTGGTCAGAGACAGTGAGTTGCAATATCTTAATCTCCTTAAAGGCGTCGTAGTTCAATTCTTGTACCGCACGCTTAGCGTGGAATACAATCTTATAGCGCTCCTCGTTATTAATCAACGAGTGGTTGCCGTTATACATCAACAAGAAGTTCGTTACGATATCGAACAACGAGACGTACTGATAGCTGCCCCAGTTAGCATCCTCTGGATTGGCGCCGCCATTCTCATAGTACTGATAGTCAGATATATAACCCATTATCCTTGTTGTTGGTCGTTCTGTACCTCCTCACTGTTAGCGTACTGATACACGTCACCCTCGCGAATAGAGATACCACACTGCTGCAATATACGATTCACTAATCGGTACTCATCGTCAATAGCCAGCTCAAAGTCTTGGTATCCTGATACATTAGGGTTGAAGATAGGCTCGCCTTGAGTAACAAGTGAGAACGTCCACTGCGGAGCTTTAGGATAGCGGATGTACTGACACTGGATAGAGTTAGCCGTGTTAAACGACGTAGGAAACACCGTCATAGTGCTACCCTCGGTGGTATAAGCAGGGTAGTGTATAGAAGGAGCCGTCAACTGCGATGTGTTTAGCAATGTGATGTTGCTATGTGTAACGTACTCAGCCTCACCGCGTAACGTCCGTGGTGTCGTGGCCGTGTCATAACACAGTACCTTATTTAAAAGGTAGTAGTCATCGCCTGTAGTGAGCTCCGAGGGTAGCGAGAAGGTGTTGGCCGCTACGTTAGCTAAGTCATTAGTGACAGAGAAGAAATCAATTACCTCGATAAGGCTCTTTGCAATATCAGCGTACCCTGTACCTGATTGACGAGCGTTCTCTTTATTGAGCTGTTTATTATAATCCGAGAAGTACTCATCGAATATCTCTAACTGCGCCTGCTTAGCGAATAAGTTAAAATCTGCTGGTGATATATACCCGTAGTTGTTCTTATTCAGTATCGACAGGACAGTGTTTCTGACTGAGTTTATCATAGGTCAACCTTTGCTCAAAGATAGCCAAAAAAAAGGGGCCGCTATTTTTGCTTGCGATGAAGCGCAATGAGAAAAAAAAAGAGGGACCTAAGCCCCTCCTTTATTTCTATTTCCTTAAATATCAAGGAAGAACCGCAATACCAGTAATCGCAGTAGGAGGTGTAGGTTTACTCTCTACCTCTCTCCAGTTACTAGCTAATGCCATTTGTACTTGCTGTGTCATAAACAGTTTCCACTGATGAGCGGTTACATCCGCAGCGTGAGTAATTACAATAGCGCTAGTCTGCGACGCGTTTAGATATTTAATATTTAAATTAGTAGAGTCTGAGGTATCTATATGAGCAAGGTCCTGCAAGGGGATAGCAACTTCTAGGCCATCGGGCTTTGTAAAAGTGATGTACTTTACCATAATATATTTATTTAAGATGCCGTAGGGCCAGTAAGATTAGTAACTGTTTGAGGAAAAGATGAAGCCGCAACCTCAAGCATAGGCTTGGTATAGCTGTCTTGTTGAACCTCAACAAGTAAGTCTTTTACAAAATTTGCCATAGCAATATTCTGAGCATTATCAGTTGTTGAATCATAGGTAATTGTCATAACGTCATAGCTTGCGCTAGCATTAATATACTGAACTTTACAAGTTGTATAAGGAGTTGCTGCATCAATCTCGATATTGTACACGTTAAACGCGGGGAGAATCATTGTGTCATGGGTCGCAATGCCTGTGACTTTGATATACTTTTGCATGGTAAAAAATTATGCGTTAGAAAAAATTATCGACACAAATATACGATAAAAAAAGAGGGGCTATTAACCCCTCTTCTCTCGTGTATAAACGTGTAGGTCTACATAGCAGACTCAAGCATATTCAAGTGGTCTAGCCCGTTGTCACCCATAAGGTAAGCGCCAGCCGCTGTCATAGGGTCATCACCAAATGGAACGGTAAGCATCTTCTTCTTATTGGTAGATGTATTGAACCAAATCTCCTGCTTGTTCTTACGGAACGTAAGGAGTCCTTTATCAAAGAACCCCTGGATAGAAGCGTTGAAGTTAAGCTCAGGGTCATTGACAGCCTGTAAAAAAGCCTCGGCGTTATGACGGGCGAAGATGAGCATATCTCTACGTAGCTCAGCTGTAGTTTGAGAGGACGGGTCCATACCAAATACCACGCGGGCTACATTCTCAATTTGCTCGATAGACATCTCACGACATTGGATAAGGGCGTCTACCTCTAGGTTGACAGCCTCTAGCTCTTTATGAGCGTCGCGCTCATTATTAATCTCCTCGAACTTAATACCATTTAAAGGGTGGTACTGGAGGAACTCTTGTAGGACTGGATTCTGTCTAGGGACCGAAAGGAATCCATCCTCAAATACGATAGGTTCTAAAACCACGTTGCCGTCCTGCTCATCCACGAAGGGGGACTTCTGGTTGCGGGCGTAGCGTAGAGTTTTATTAACTCCAGCTTCGTCATCCCAATATAGCAGCGGTGTACGGGCGTTACCTTGTGCAGGAATCATGTACGCCAATGGCGCTTCTTCCTTAGTTAGTCGGTAGATTCTATCTACCATAGGGGCTTTACTTTTCATTTGATATGATTTAGAATTTAAAATAGAAGAAGGGGGGACCGTAGTCCCCCCTCATTCCTCAGTTTATTATGCTTCGAACAAGAAGAAGTTATTCGCTCCCAAGGTGCATACAGCACGCTCAGAGAGGAAGTTAACTTCCATCGCATCGAGAGAGCTAGTAGCGGCGCCACCAGCAGAACCAGTAATCCAAGTCTTGTAACGACGGTCTTCAGTTTCTGAAGCGCGGTACCGAACGTGAAGGAAAGGTCGCTTAGCGTTCTTGCCTAGGATTTGGTCATATACAGATGTAGAGCCAGCTGGAACTAACAAGCCGTTGATACGTCCTGAACCAGTTGCGGTAGGCAACCCACCACGCATAGTTGGGTCGTTCAAGTACTTCCAGTCAGACTTATAGAAGTCATAGCCACGACGGAATCCAGTGAATCCGAGGTTCAACGCCATGTCCTTATCGTTGTCGAAGAGACCGTAAGAAGTACCACCTGCTCCGTAAGAGTTTTGAGCAGCCAACATATCGTCGATATCAAAGCTAAACTGACGGTCAACGAAGATTACATTTTCTTCGATAGCGCCTTGCTTATCCAATCGTGAGATGATAGTGTCAAAGTCAGCCAACGTAGTTGGGTTACCTCCGCCGTATACATTACCTCGGTTGTTAACTACATAGAAGATACCTTCAGAACCAGCGCCTGTTGCACCAGCAGCAGCTCCATTGCCTAACAAAGCGTCAGCACCTGAGCCTTGTACAGCAGGTACAGCTTCAATCATAGCAGTCTCCAAGTAATCGTCGAAACGAAGACGTGTCTCGTGCTCAGACTTCATATACCATAGGTATCCGCTAGCTCCGTTTTCGGTTTGAATCTCAACCCATCCGATTTGAGCCATGTCAGAACCAGAGACAGCGTACTTGTCCTTGATGATAATTGGCTTATTCTCGAAGAAGATATCGTCAGACTCTAAAGAACCCTCCATACCAAGGCTTCCTTTCGTAAACTCAGAGCCATAGATGAATACAGTGAACTTATCGCCAGCTGTAACAACTGGGCCAGTAGCCGTGTAGTAGTTTGCTGTGAATTCTTGAGTAGTAACATCAGCGTCACTAACGACAGCCTTCCACATACCAGCAGCTCCAGTAGTACGAGAGATAATTACGGTCTGTCCATTACGGATAGCCATAGCGCTAGTTGCGCTAAAAGCAGGAGTCCCGCCTCCGCTTGGGTTTGCGTTAGTACTAGGAACGGTAAATACGTTAGTTGTTCCTGCGGCACCAGCTGTTGTTGTTACATCAGTATACTTTACGTGGAGACGTCCTTGTTCTGCCCACTTAATAAGGTCAGAGTTAGAAGGCATCTCAGCTCCTACCATACGTAAGAAACCAGAGATGGTACGATTACCATAACGCTCGAATTCCTTCTCATAAGTATCAGGGAGATACTGATTCAAGAAATCAAAGTTGGTAATATAATTTGTTGCTGTAGGAACCCGTTCAGCGCTTGGCTGTAGGTTGAATCCTGGGTCTGTTTTAACTGCCATTTTTTCTTTTTAAATAATTAAGAAGTGCGTTTTACACTTCGGACTTTCAAGCCTCGTCCCGAATCTGGGCTGACGGCTTTAACACTAAACTCACCCTTCGATACCGCTTGAGGTGTGCTACGTTCAGACATATTAATATTCTTTGTCTTACGCATCACATCGTCCACAGCTTCTGATTTGCCTTGCTCATAAAAGAACTTAGCAAATTTCTCTGGGTTCATCGCGACGGCCAAAGATTTGTGGTAACCCACAGCGTCATTAACGAGGCCCTTGTCATCCACGAACTTGTTAATCCAAGCTTGCGGAGTGTCTTGTAACTTCCTTAACTCTGCCTTATCTCCAGGAGAAAATACATACGACTTGTCGTCTATAGAGAACTCAAAACCTTTGAACTCACTGCCGAAAACCTCATCGGATTTCTGGCCAAACCACTCTGCCTTACGCGTCTGCTCCTCTTGAAAAGTCTTTGACTGTTCAACATACTGCTTATAGCTCTGATACTCTTCGTTGTCTTCTAGAGAAAGACTCCCGCTTGACTCAAGGGGAATCTTGTAAGCCTCTTTCTGTTCTTCGAAGTGCTTCTTTGCTTTAGCAATAATTTTTTTCTTAGCGACCTTAGTCTTCTTGATAAAGGCTTCATCATCTAAGTCCTCGTCGTAATCATACTCCTGCATTACGGACTCGATGTCCTCTTCATCTAGCCCCTCCTCTGTAGCCATAAGGTATTCCTTTAGCATAGTGTTAGGGTCAACTGTATCTACGTCTCTGTTAAGCTTAACAAAGTCCTCGATACCACGGCCAGTTTCTTTCTTGTACTTAAAGTACGCGGCTACATCCTCAGGTAACTCTTCCGATTGAGCACGCTCCTGATTAAGCTCATCTAACGAAGAGATATCTCGGCCATATCGCTTACCGATATAACTAAGGACATCCTCTTCTTTAAGTTCCTGGTCCACCGCCGCTTCAGCCACAGGCTCCGCAGGGGTTTCATTTAAACTCTCCTCGTGCTTTTCTAGAAGCTGTGCCTCTACCTCCTGCACTGATTTAGTTTCCACGTCTTCTACCGCTCGTACTTTAATTTCCATTAGATTGAATTTAATTTTTTATCTCGGCTCGAATTCAGCTAGGTCAAACCCATCCAAGCTATCCTCGTTAGACTCAAACGTCTGTGGAGGTAAGTTGTTCTTGCGCTGGTTAATTAACCTTGACTGCTCTGTATTCTGTTGGCTGATACGGTCGGACTTCGCTTGCTCTTTCTCGTTCTCACGTGTCTGCATACCGTCTTCTACAATACCCTTCAGCTGCATCTGATAGTTGAACTCGGTCTCCATAAGCTGAGCTTTAAGCTGAGCTTCGTTGTTCATCTTTTCAATATCAAAGGCCACCTCAGCTTGCTTAAGCTGCATCTTCCCTTGAATTTCCTGCTGGTTTTTCTGCATAGCCATCTGGCCTGCCATCTCCTGGGACTTCAGTTGCTGCTGCGCTTGCATAGCCTGTTGCTGCATCTGCATCTTCTCTTCCCTATCCTGCTTAGCGACACGCTTCATCTTAAGAAGCTGGTTGGCCATCTTCAGGTTACGGAGCTCCCTGATGTCAATAGCGTCCTCTAGATTGATGTCGCTTTTAGATAAAGCCATCTGAATATTCTGCTCCAGCATAGCCTTCTGCTCTTCGTCAGGGGCCACTTCAATAAAGATACCGAAGTCGTATATATACAGGTCCTTAATATCCTCTAGGATACTGACGTTGTATTTACCAATCTGATTAACGAACTGCTCCTTAAAATCAGCGTATTCTAATATGTCAGAGATACGATACGTCAACCCCTCCGCTATAGACCTATAGATATAGAGGCCCGCATCCAGGATATGTCGTGTAGCTGTATTGGAATTTAAAGCGGCTAACTTCTGAACACCCACTAAAGAGTAAGGGTCAGGGGTAGAGCCGTCACGCGCTTCGTTAAGTCCCGTGACATCGCGAATCATCTGTAGGTAGTGATTCATATTCTGAATCAACATCTGGGCCTTGTTAGCTCCAGAGCTAGAGTTCAGTTGAGTGATAGGTACCTTACCCTGGTTGTAATCTCCGTCCTGGGTATAACTCCTACCTACTACACTACCCGTCTGGAAGTAAAGACGTAGGGCGTCCTCTGGGTTGTAGGCGTTGCCTGTCCCTAGGTCCACTTCGTTAAGGCCGTCAGCGTCGATATACACGCCGTCAGGGACGGTACGTGAGATAACCTGCTGCAACTTAAGGTGTGTAATTTGGATGAGGTCAGCAAAAGGAATCATACGCCGAGTCAATGACTCGATAACACCCTTATACATACGTGGCGCAACGGCTACGTAGTTAGGAAGCGCGTGTTGGCTAGCCGATTTAGGGCGAACCATATTCTCAGCTACCTCCCACTTCAGTAAGGTGTTGGTTCCCATAACCATAACGCCATCATACCACACATCAATAGTCTTCTCTACCTTCTCGAAGTTCCCTTCCTCCATCATCTCGGC